CATGGCACAACCCAATTCAAGACAATCACTCAAAGACTATTCACTCAGGAGACTTGGTGCTCCTGTAATTGATATCAATGTGGATGATCAGCAGGTGGAAGATGCTCTTGATGATGCATTGCAGTTCTTTGCTGAGTATCATTTTGATGGTGTAATCGAAACCTTTATCACCCATCAGATAACACAGACTGATATCGACAACAAGTATATTGACACCGATGCGATCGACGATAGACTGGTATCAGTGACGAAGATTTTCAATCTCGCTTCGACCTCGGTCAACATGTTCGATGCCAGTTACCAACTAGCACTTAACGACTTTTTTGGTACGTTCACACCAGGTACACTGACTAATTACACCATCACCAAGCAACATCTGGAGCTTCTACAGGACATTTTAGATCCTGATAAGAACTTCAGGTTCAGCAGGGTGATGAACAGGGTATTTGGTGACTTCGACTGGTCTGAAGATGTCAATGTGGGCGACTATATTGTCATGCAGGCATACACTGCCCTGAACCCAGAGACCTACACCGAGATTTACAATGACCGACTGTTGAAGAAGTATTTCACTGCTCTGATCAAGAGAGCATGGGGCAACAATCTTTCCAAGTTCACTGGCATTCAGTTGCCAGGCGGTGTGCAGTTCGATGGGCAGAGAATCCTTAGTGAGGCGTTAGAAGAAATCCGAACAATCGAAGAAGAGGTGCAGGACAGATACGAACTGCCTCCCGACTTCATGGTGGGGTGATTTAAATGGCAATCAATCCTTATTTCAAGTCCCAGAGAGAAGAGCAGGATGTCCTCGAGGATCTAGCGATCGAGACGATCAAGATCCATGGACAGGATATGGTGTATATGCCCCGTACCCTAGTCAACGAAGACTCTCTGTTCGGGGAAGATGTACAGTCCGCCTTTAATGACGGATACGAAGTGGAGATGTATATTTCGACCGTGGACGGGTTCGAGGGCGAGGGAGATATCATCGCCAGATTCGGACTACAGATCAGCGATACCTGCACTCTGGTGGTGTCAAGGAAGAGATTCACTCAGTTAGTCACCGCTAACGACTCAGACATTTTAAAGCCTAGAGAGGGCGATCTGATCTTCTTTCCCCTAACGGGTGGTATCTTTGAGATCACCTTTGTCGAGGATGAAAATCCTTTCTATCAGTTGGGTAGACTCTATACGTATGATCTCAAATGCGAGTTGAAGAAGTACAGCAGGGAAACCCTCAATACTGGTTGGTCCGAGATCGACTCCAAGGATTCCGACAGAGACAACCCAGTCATGGTCATCAACATCGGCGGCCATACTGGAGAATTCAGAATCGGAGAGATTATCACGGAAGGCGGAGGAGGTACTGCGGAGGTTGTTTCATGGGACACCAACTCCAATACCCTAGAGGTGGTCGGCGGTAGCAACATACCAAGCATTGCTATCGGAATCACAGGCGCCGATTCTGGAGCATTTGCCACGGTCGGATCTACTGGAGACCCAACCACCCCTACTGATACTACGAATGACCCCTTTGGTAATAACGGAGATATCCAGGGAGAAGGATACGGGTTCATAAACTTCTCCGATAAAGACCCGTTCTCGGAAGGTAATTTCTGATGTTCGACCGATTTTATAACCAAGCAATCAGAAAAGTGGTGGTGGCCTTAGGGTCCATCTTCAACGATGTATATGTTACTAGGCTGAACTCGGATGGTACCACCAAAGAAGAAATCAGGGTACCACTAGCCTACGGACCCAAAGAGAAATGGATTAGGAAGCTGAGGGAGTCCAGTTCAGACTTTCAGATGGAGCTTCCTAGGATGAGCTTCAATATGACTTCCATGACTTATGATTCAGGTAGGAAGAAGAATACCCTACAAAGAAGGATCATTAAGGGGTCAGGTAATGACACCACCTTTTCCAATTTTGTGGAAGTGCCATACAACATGGAGTTCGATGTCAGTGTTATGGTCAGTTTCATAGAAGACGGGTTATCAGTATTGGAGCAGATTTTACCCTACTTCACCCCAGAATTCCTGGTCTCAATCGATTTCAACGACCTGAATCAGAACGTCGATGTGCCAATCGTCTTGTCTTCTGTTCAGATGAGCGAAGAATTCGAGGGAATGGTGGAAAGCGGCGTTAGAGTTATTACTATTGATATGTCCTTCACTGCCAAGTCTCATGTCTACGGTCCGACCAAGACCAGCAAACCAATTCAGAAGGCAATTGCTACCATTTTCGAGTCCGAAGCATTTTACGATGTCGGTGGAAGTGCTGGAACCTCAGGTTCTACCTATGCACTTTCCAAGATCATTGTGGGTGTCACAGGACCATCTGGTGCTTCTTCTGGAATTGATAACTTTACTGGATTCACGGAAGAGATCAAAGTCCTGGGGCATAGCGGTGGAATAAGCTCAGATGGGAGCGGTTAATGAGTGAAGAAGAATTGGATCCGATCTCGGAATCTCTCGGTGTTTCCCCTATTGATGTCTCATCCGTCGAGAAGAAGCAACCCGTAGAGATTAAGACAGACAATATAGAACCCGTGGCATCCACCTTCGACCAAAGGAAGAAGGACTATCAAATGGTCCGCGATAATCTTAAAGGGATTATTGAGACCAGTAGTGTTGCCATTGACGGAATCTTGAATGTCGCCTCTGAGGGTGAAAGTCCCAGAGCATATGAGGTGGTATCTCAATTAATCAAGACCGCCACCGAGGCCAACAAGGACTTGATTACCTTACATAAACAGATCAAAGACATCGAGAAACTGGACGACAAAAAAGAAGAAGCAACCCATGTTACCAATAATGCCTTATATGTTGGGTCTACTAAAGATCTATTAGGTATGATAAAGGACGCTAGGGATCCAGACAAATTTATCGACCAATAATAAGGGGATCATCGATGATTCTAGAGAAGTATAACTTACTGAACGAACTATTTGAATACGAACCATTTGGTATCTCAGGAAAAGAGTGGAAACCGACTAAAAGAAGAACCACCGATTGGGCAAGCATCTATGGTGTAGATCTAAGCGGTGTTAACGTAAGAAACAGGAGGAAAAATAATTTTTCTTCTGGTGGTACTGACTGCGTTAAAGAAGAGCTTTCAGACATTAACCGATGGAATTCTGGATACTGGTCTGCAATCATGATTTCTCCTAACAAAGCAGTTGCATGTAAGCATTATTGGAGAGTTGTTAAGGGGCAGCAGAACAGTCTTATGTTTATGGGAAAAAGTGGCACCGAATACCGACCCAAGTGGAAGTCAACGACTGAAATTGAGAGTTCTGACAGAGTCTTGATAGAATTCGAAGAAGACCTCCCCGTAGATGATGTTAAAATCTATAAATGTGTCGATTTTCGTTGGATTCCGAGCGGTAGTAAGGTGTGGTTGTATGACAATCAGGGTCGTATCATTTTCAAAATCCACGACTATGCAAAACAGTTTAGATCTAGTGAATTTTCATTTAGACAAGAATGGCATCCCGATCCTGTAGTGGGAGATATCTGTGGTATATTTTCTGGAGACTCAGGTACCCCCACATTTGCCACAGATCCAGTAAACAATGAAACATATTTTGTTGGAAATTATGCGGGTGGTTATCCATACTATGAAGATCGGGCATACGAACAAAAAATGGTGGAGATCGATAATAGGATTTCTTTTGTCAGACCTTCCAATGTTCGGTCTGACATCAACCGTGACGGCAAGATAGATTCGGAAGATATGGCGCTCATTCTTGCCGATTATGGTAAAACTTTCAGGAGCGGGCCGACCGATGTGAACGAAGATGGGAAGGTAGACGGCATCGATATTGGTGAACTTCTCTCTACTTGGGGAGAGGTAGAAGCAAACGTTGTGTGGTATGATAATCCTGATATTATCGAGTAGCCGCCCTAAATAATATATCATGAGCGAAGAAAAAACATATCTGGGCAACCAGAACCTTAAAGGTTCGAATGTAAAGCAGGAATTTACCAAGGAGCAGGTCGAGGAATACCTCAAGTGCTCCAAGGATCCTCTGTATTTCATCACCAATTATGTTCAGATCGTGACTCTGGACCACGGACTCGTACAATTCGATCCGTGGGACTTTCAACAGGACATGATCCAGAAGATCCACGACAACCGATTTATCATCTGTAAGTTCCCAAGGCAGACGGGTAAGAGTACCACAGTCATTTCTTATCTGCTGCATTATGTCCTCTTCAATCCCGACGTTCGTGTCGCCATCCTTGCTAACAAGCAGCAGACTGCGATGGAACTGCTCCACCGTCTGAAGATCGCATACGAACACCTGCCCAAATGGCTGCAGCAAGGGATCGAGGAATGGAATAAGGGGTCGATCATTCTAGAGAATGGTTCCAAGATCATCGCGTCGGCTACTTCATCGTCTGCCGTTCGTGGTGGATCGTTCAATATGATCTTCCTTGACGAATTCGCCTATATCCCCTCTAACGTTGCCGAGGAGTTCTTCTCCTCCGTCTATCCGACGATCTCGTCTGGTACTAGCACCAAGGTTTTGATCGTGTCGACCCCTAAGGGTCTAAACATGTTTTATAAATTATGGGTAGACGCCGAAGAGGGAAGAAACGAATATGTCCCCATCGAGGTACAGTGGGACGAGGTACCAGGCCGAGACGAAGAATGGCGAGCACAAACAATTGCTAACACCTCAGAAGAGCAATTCAAGGTCGAATTTGAGTGCGATTTCGTGGGATCTGTCGCTACGTTGATTGTCCCGAGTAAGCTGAGAAATCTGGCATATCGAGATCCTTTGGAGAGTACTGCTGAAGGGCTGAAGATTTATAGGAAACCAGAAGCGGGTCATACCTATGTGATGACAGTGGATGTATCCAGAGGGCAGGGGTTGGATTACCATGCTTTCTCAGTAATAGACACCACAGAATCTCCCTATAGGGTAGTGGCATCTTTCAGGAATAACGAACTCCAACCCATGGTTTATCCCAATTTGGTCTATAGGATCGCCAGGACTTATAACGAGGCCCAAGTCCTAGTGGAAATCAACGATATTGGTGGTCAGGTAGTAGACATATTGAAGATGGATTTAGAATATGACAACGTCCTTCATACTTCTAATAAACCAGGTAAGGGGCAAGAGTTAAGCGAAGGTTTCGGATCTGGGAAGACACAGGCTGGGGTTAGAACTTCCGCCAAGGTCAAAAGTATAGGATGTTCACTGCTCAAATCACTGGTGGAAGAAGACAAGCTGATAATAGAAGATTTCGATACTATATCTGAGCTTACTACCTTCATCGCTAAAGGGCAATCCTACCAGGCTGATGAAGGTCAGCACGATGACATGGCAATGACTCTGGTACTATTTGCATGGATGACCAGTCAGGCATATTTTAAAGAACTATGTGGTACGAATATCACCAGAGAGATGTTCGATAGGAAGATCGAGCAGATGGAAGAGGACATAGCACCTTTCGGGTTTATTCAAGATGGGGTGGATGAAGATAAAGACCATTTCACGGATAGCGAAGGTGATGTCTGGTTCAATGCCGATGATAGAGACAACGATAGTATCAAAGGATTTTTTTGACTAAATAACCCAGACATAGGCCGTTAGCTAATTACTCAATGAGCAATTTAGGAGAGATGATATGGCATTTCAGGTAAGCCCAGGTGTTGTGACAAGAGAGGTCGACCTCTCGTCCATCATTCCAGCGGTATCCACCACCGTTGCCGCCATCGCAGGACACTTTGAATGGGGTCCAGTTGATAAGGCTGTAACCGTAGATAGCGAAAACAATTTGGTGTCCCTATTTGGGGAACCAGTAACAAACGTCGCCACCGCACAGAATAACATTGCAGACTGGTTCACTGCTGCCAACTTCCTTGGTTATGGTAGTAACCTTAGAGTTGTTAGATACGTGGCAAGTACTGCTTTAAACTCGGCAGGACCGTCTGCAGGTGATAGTAATATTGCGTCTCTCATTAAGACCGAAGATGCAGTGTCGACAACAATCACCAACGCTGGTGCTAGTGCCGCCGATGGTAACTGGCACTGGCACTCCAGGTATCCAGGGGTCAAAGGAAATGCACTCAAGGTCGTCTGGCACGACGGGGGTGCAACCACTGGAAAGAGCGGTGGAACTGGTGGAACAAATCATTACTGGGCAGATACTGCAGTCAGTTCTGGTGTTTATAACAACTGGATCTATGCAAGCAATTTCCAAACCAGAGTTCCTGCCGCATCGGGCTGGGCACAGACTGTCACTGGTCAGACTGGTGGGATCTTTGATTTAGTCAACTTTGCCGTCATTGACGAAGACGGACTCTTCTCTGGTGCCAAGGGAACGGTACTAGAAGTGTTCGATGGCGTCTCCAAGGCTAACAATGCCAAGAACGGGGACGGCACTGACAACTTCTATCGTACCGTCATCAACAACTCCTCTAAGTACGTTTTTGCTACCCAGCATCCAGAAAGCCTTGGTATCACTGGTGCTGCTTTCTCCTCCAGATATAACGCATACGGAGTATCTGGTGGTAACAAGAGATGGGGATCCGATCTCGATGCCAACTCTGGAACTTATGATGTCTTCCATGGACACATGGGTACCACTAGCGGTTACTCGGCTTCCTTGACTGGTGGAACTGGAGAGTTCTCAGGTACGGTGCCCACCACTGGTACCTCCCAGGGATATGGGTTGTTCACTGACACGGACACCGAGAATATCTCGATCATTTTGGGATCTGAACGGTCTCCAGCCGAGGCTGGTAATTTGGTTGATCTTGCCGAGGCGAGAAAAGACTGCGTTGCCTTTATTTCCCCCGAGAAGGCCGATGTTCTCACTAATGACACACCACTCGTCCAGGCGACCGCCGAAACTAACGTTATCGACTATAGAACCAATCAGCTTAACAAGAGCAGTTCTTATGCATTCCTTGACTCTGGTTGGAAATACCAGTATGATAGGTTCGCAGACAAGTACCGATACGTGCCGTTAAACGGTGACGTTGCTGGTATTGCGGTCAGATCAGACGAGAACTCAGAAACCTGGTTCTCTCCTGCAGGATTTAACAGAGGTCAGCTGAGGAACGTGGTTAAGTTGCCGTTCAACCCATCTAAGACCAATAGAGATAACCTCTATCGCGATCAGGTGAACCCAGTAGTCAGCTTCCCAGGCGAGGGTACGGTCCTATTCGGAGATAAGACTCTCCTTTCAAAACCGTCTTCGTTTGATAGGCTGAACGTTCGTCGTCTCTTCATCGTACTTGAAAAAGCAGTTTCGACTGCCGCTAAGTACCAGTTGTTTGAACAGAACGATGATTTCACCAGATCTCACTTCAGAAGCATCATCGAGCCTTTCCTCCGTGATGTCAGGGCAAGAAGAGGTATCACCGACTTCAAGGTCATCTGTGACAGCAGCAATAACACTTCTGCCGTAGTTGATCGTAACGAGTTCGTTGCCGATATCTTCATTAAACCCACCAAGTCCATCAACTTTATTACACTCAACTTCGTCGCCACCTCACAGGGTGTTGACTTCTCCGAAATCGGATCATAATAGGGGGATTCAATGAATATCGATAAGTTTAAAACCACCCTCGCCAAGGGCGGCGTACGAAGCAACCTCTTCCGCGTGCAGGGCGACATCGGCAATACCAGCCTTCCCGTTAAAGTGGGATACCTATGTAAGGCTGCGTCGCTCCCAGAGTCGACCATCACACCTATCGAGGTCGCATACCGTGGCAGAAAGCTCAAGGTCCCTGGGGATCGCGAGTATGGCGAGTGGTCGCTGACTTTCTATGAAGATGGGGATTTTGAACTACGTAATGCTTTTGAAAAGTGGATGGATGATATCAACCAAACCGTTGATAACGTAGCAACCGCTGATCTGAACCTTACTGGTACCCTTTTCCCAGAGTGGAACGTAGAACAACTAGATAGAACGGGAAGCCCAATCAAGTCTTACAAGCTTCTGCACTGCTGGCCTTCGACGGTCGGTGCTGTTGAACTAAGTTTTGACGACACTGAGTTACAGGAATTTGAGGTTACTATGCAGTACACCTACTTCCTTTCCCAATCGACTGATGAATCCGTTGGTCTGGGCATTGCAGCAGCCCCAGGCGACGGCTCGTGATTTAATCCTATTTTCGGGAGTATATAATGGCAGTAGAGTTGTTCGGGTTCTCTGTTGGGAGATCCAGAAATAAAAAATCAGAGGAGGAGAAGAAAGAAGCACTTCCCTCCTTCACGAAGCCCGTTGGAGAAGACGGTGCCACGGTTATCGATTCTACCACCCCAGTGGGTGGGTATTTTGGTTCTTATGTTGACTTCGATAACGAGGTCAAGACAGAATCGGAATTTATCAACAGATATCGAGAGATGGCAATCCACCCTGAAGTGGAGTCTGCCGTCGAAGACATTTGCAACGAATCCGTTGTGTATGACGACACCAAACAGTCCATTCAACTAGATCTCGAAAATGTTGAACTGTCAGATGCCATTAAAGAGAAGATCTACGGAGAGTTTGAGTACATTTATGGACTTTTGGACTTCCCTACCAGAGGCTATGAGATCTTCAGAAGGTGGTATATTGACGGTCGTCTTTATTATCACATGGTAGTTGATACCAAATCTCCTAAGAAGGGGATCCAGGACCTTAGATATGTCGACCCGACAAAGATCAAGAAGGTCATTGAGATCGAAAAAGACAAAGAAGTGAATAGAAATGATCAGGGGATCATGGCAAATGTAGTCAAGAAAAAAGAAGAATACTACATGTACCGAGAGAACCCCAATGCATCAGAAGCGATCAAGATTGCACCCGAGGCTGTGTGCTTCGTGACTTCTGGTCTTTACGATGCCAGCAATAGGAAAATCATTTCTTACTTGCACAAGGCAATCAAACCCTTGAATCAGTTGAGAATGATCGAAGATGCAGCAGTCATTTATCGCATCTCCCGTGCTCCAGAAAGACGTGTTTTCTATATTGATGTTGGTTCTCTTCCCAAGACCAAAGCTGAGCAATATGTCAAAGGTATCATGAACAAATACCGCAACAAGCTGGTCTATGATGCATCTACTGGTGCAATCAGAGACGACAAGCGACACATGAGCATGCTAGAAGACTACTGGTTACCCAGAAGAGAAGGTGGCAAGGGTACCGAGATCACCACTCTGGACGGCGGACAAAACTTGGGGGAGATGGAAGACGTAGAATACTTCCAGAAGAAGTTATATCAATCTTTGAGCATCCCCAGAACCAGACTAGAATCTGGTGATGACTTCAACATTGGAAGAGCCTCTGAAATCACCAGAGATGAAGTCAAGTTCATGAAGTATATTGACAGACTAAGAAGAAAGTTCAATGAGATGTTTATTGAATTCCTTAAAACTCAATGTATCTTAAAGGGAGTTATGACCGAAGACGACTGGTCAAAGATTTCCCAGCACCTTAAGTTCGATTATTGTAGAGATAACCACTTCTCCGATCTCAAAGAATACGAGATCCTGGGAGAAAGAATGAACGTCCTTCGTGAAGTGGACCAGTACATCGGTAAGTATTTTTCGGTGGAGTGGGTAAGAAAGAATATCCTGAGTCAGAACGAAGACGAAATTAAGGATATGGATAAGCAGATCTCTCAGGAGAGAGAAATGGGTATTATCACCGACGATAACAACGGAGGCTATTGATGTCTATCGGTAAAAAGGTAATCCAAATGTTCAAAGACGGGGACGAAGATTTAAAAGATCTCCTCCGTTCTGAACTATTCGAATCTACTAGAATAGAAGTGTCTAGGAGTTTGTTGTTCGAAGAAGAAGAAGAAGAAGAACCCGACAAGATCGACGACCAGGGAACAGGGGCGGACCCTGTTCTAGATCCTGGTATGGACAGGGAATTTTTCTTGAAATCTTTCGACGTAGGGGACAACACCATAACCATCAAGACCATCGGTGTAGGCAAGAACAAACCCGTTTCGTCTTATATCAACGGTGTCAGGTGGGAGATGTTCCCAGGACCCGTCAAGGCGGAAGAGGAATCTAAGAAGTTCATCATGTCTGCCGCTTTCGAAGATTGGAATGCTTCCACCGAAGATTCAGACAACAATGTAAAAGATGCTGCCATCGAAAAAGAGACGGAACCTAAAGTAGAAGAAAAAGAAGATGAAGAAGAAGAAAAAAAGACCGCCTCAGAGGCCAAAAAGTAATAAATATAAAGAGATCAAAAACCCAGAAAGGGGTACTAGAATGAACCTTCAGCAACAACATTATCTCGCTAACATGAACAGCGGGTCTAAGATTATCGCCGCCCTAACAGACGAAAACCCTTCGTCCGCTAAGGAAGTCGTCGAAAGTACCCTCTTGAGAAAAGCAGGGGAATGCATCAAAGAAAATGTAGGGCCAGCAATAGATAAGTCCCCCATCAACGAGGGCTATCATGAAGAGAGCTATCATGAAGGTCTTCAGGCTGGTTACCTTTATGCGTCTCACTGCTACAATGAAGCAATGACGCGACGCGAAGGCATGCATAGGCTTAATGCTAATGTGATGGAACCAGGGATGAATGAGAGAAGTTACACCTGGGGCACCAGACCAGCCTTCGGCGGCAGGAGAAGAAAAGTACGCGTCAAGGACGGAGATACCATCCCTCCAGGCTTCATACCTTCTAAACCTGATGGTCCTCTGGGCGTTGGGCGTGGAAACCACGGACCATTTGGTCCGTCGATCTGATTCTCCGATAAAGACTCTCGATCCAACAGGAATAATCCAATGAATCTCCAAAACGAATTTTATCTAAACAGAATCACCAAGCACGTTCTGTCCGAAGAGGACAGTCCAGAGCAGAAAGCTTATAAGGACCTATTTGCAAAAATCCTTAAGAAGTATGGTGCTGATTCCCCCAACGACATTTCTAAAGAAAAGAAGGATGATTTCTTCAATGAAGTAGAAAAAGAATGGGCGAGTCATCCTGATAATAAAAAGGATGATGGAGAATCAGTAAACGAGTATGGTGGTGCACCAAATCCCAAAAAGAAAAAGAAAGAGAAGAACCCAATGAGCGAAGAAAAATCAATTAGTGAATCCTATCGCAGGATGCGCGAAGGTGGACATGTTGGTGGTGGTGACAGACCAATGGGTTCCGAACAGAACCCACAGACTGGTGGAACAATGTATGATGCTCCTGGTGGAAGACCCATGATGCCTCAGGCAAACAAGGGGCCTAGACCAGGTGATATTAGGGTCCGACCTCAAACGATGCCGCAGCAGGATACCCCTGAGGGTCAAATGATTGGTAACCTCCTGTCTATCTGGGGACAATCTCCTGCCGATCTAGTCCAGCAGTATATGGACCAAGGTATCGACCAGCAGCAGGCAATCCAACTAGTTATCCTCATGTGGAATGAACTAGGTGGCAATTACGACCCTGCAAACAACAGTTTCAATCCACCATCGGTTGATGGTCAAATGCTAGGCAACCTGCTCACTAATTTCGGCGGCGGCTGAACAAAAGGAATTTAATCAGATGAAAGATATTAACGAAAGTTACCGTCGCGGATTTGGCGAGGGAATGAAAATGTTTGGGGAAGGCGGACATGTGGGCATGGGACCCAGTGGAAGACCCAGTCTTCCGTCTGGCATAATGCCTCCTAGGTTTCCAACCAGAGGCCCCTTAGGCCCCATGAGTATGTTTGGTGGCAGCGGCGGTGGCACTGGCGGCGGTGGCACTGGAGACGGTGGCACTGGAGGCGGTGGCCCCACCGCTGATGGTAGAATCGTCGGCGCACTTCTGTCTTACTGGGGTCAGTCAGTCCCACCAGCACCAGCCTGGTTAGATCTCGACGGTGACGGAGTAATCGGAGCTGGAGATCTAGGATTATGGTTGTCTGCCGACTGGGGCGGCGGAGAAACTTTCTGATAAAACGGAGCACCGATGCTATTAATTACCGAGACAAGTCAAGAAGGCATGAAGACCATCAAGGAAACCAACCATGATGGCTCCCCTGAATACTACATTCAGGGAATCTTCATGCAGGCCGATAAACAGAATAAAAATGGGAGGATTTATCCCAAGGAAATTCTGATGAAAGAGGCCAAAAGGTATGATGAAGAGTACGTGCAGAAAAAGCGTGCTCTGGGTGAGTTGGGGCATCCAGAAGGCCCCACGATTAACCTAGATAGGGTATGCCATAACATCACAGAGTTATGGACCGAAGGTTCCGATGTCTATGGTAAAGCAAAAATCTTAGATACCCCAATGGGTAATATTGTGAAGAATCTCCTCGATGGGGGATGTGAACTCGGTGTCTCAACCAGAGGCATGGGTTCTTTGAAAAGCAGAAAAGGGATCAATGAAGTGCAAGATGATTTTAGTCTTGCAGCAGTTGATTGTGTAGCAGACCCTTCCGCTCCCGACGCCTACGTACAGGGCATTATGGAGGGTAAGGAATGGGTGTGGGATAATGGAATTTTAAAATGTAGGGAAATCGAATCCCATAAAGAATTGATTGAAAGAGCACACACCAGGGAGGATCGCGAATCTGCCATCCTCCATGCATTCCGAGGCCTCATGAAGGGCTGAGAGAGCATAAATAGGAAGACCACTAAAGGAGACAGCTAATATGCCCACTTCCAAGAACAAATTGTCTGAAGACCTAGCTTCTGCCGCCAAAAAGGCGATGGAAAATGGGGAATCGGAATTCGAATACGATGGCAAGACCTACAAGGTTTCTGATTTCGAGGATCTCGAAGAAGCCCAAGAGGAAGAGCCCACCACCAAAAGCATCAACTCCAACGACGGAGTAAAGGCCGCTGGTAATGCCACCAAGAAGGCCAAGCAGAAAGGTTCTACCAACGAAAGTAGACGACACGTTTCTGCTACTGGCCTTGTCGAGATTGCCCAGCAAGAAGCTGGCAGCTCGATTGTCGAAGATGTGGATGCCCTTTTCAACGGTGAAGATCTCACTGAAGAATTCAAAACCAAGGCATCAATCATTTTTGAGTCTGCTATTTCTGCCAGAGTTGAGATGATCGCCGAGGCACTTGAAGAAGAGGCCAACAGAAAGGTCGAGGTTCTTGCTGAAGAAAAGAACCAAGAGCTTGCTGGTCAGGTCGATGACTATCTCACCTACGTTGCTGAAGAGTGGATGAAGGAAAATCAGATCGCCGTGGAAAGAGGCATCAGAACTGATGTATGTGAGAGTTTCATGAGCGGTCTTAAGAGCCTATTCGAAGCACATCATATCGATATGCCAGAAGAAAAGGTGGAAGTCCTCTCCCAGCAGCAGCAGCAGATCAACGATCTTACCAGTCGTCTCAACGAAGAGATCAGCAAGAATGCAACTGCAGCTAAGCAAGGTAGAATGATTCAGGAAGCAGCCCAGAAGAAGGCAACCGCCAACGCAGCACTCATCGAGTGTGAAAAGGCAATCCACTCTGCCTCTTACGGTCTTGCCGATACCGAAATTGAGAAGTTAAGATCTCTCTCCGAGGGAATTGACTTTGATACGGTTGGTCAGTTCAAGCAGAAACTATCTGTCATCAAGGAATCCTACTTTGGTAACGGGTTTAGTAAGAAGTCTGGTAATGTCATCGACGAAGAGGACACCATCCTTGAAGGTGATGACACCGTTTACACGTCCCCTAACGTCGCACATTACGCGAACTATTTAAGCACTAAGTCAGACAGCTGAGCTGGCACATCTAATAAGAAGGAAAATTCAATGAATACTGAATTCAACGACCCCACCGACCTCACCGAGGCCGTCAAGACCAAGTGGAAGCCCATCCTTGAGCACAAGGATTGCGAACCAATCACCGACCCTTACAAGAGAAACGTTACTGCGGTTCTTCTTGAAAACCAAGAGCAGGCAATGCTCGCCGAAACCACCAACGTTATTGGTGGATCCGCTCTCGGTTCCGACGGTGCCAACGCTGTCAAGACTTGGGACCCCGTTCTCATCAGTCTCGTCCGTCGTTCGATGCCTAACCTCATCGCCTATGACATCTGTGGTGTTCAGCCCATGACTGGACCTACTGGACTTATCTTCGCCATGAAGGCTAAGTTTGATGCTCAGAATGGCACCGAGGCCTGGCCTTTCAACATCAACGACAACTTCTCGGCTGGGACCACCCCTGGTACCTACTCCGCGAACTCTGAGGATGAATTCCTCAAGCTTAATGGTGCCTCTGGTGCACAGGTTCCTGGTGGTGCCATCGACAGTTATGATGAAGGTAAGCATGGTTATGCTACCTCCGTTGGTGAAGGCCTTGGCGGGGCCGTTAACCCGTTCGCTCAGATGGCGTTCGAAATCTCCCGTACTTCGGTCGTCGCTAAGACTCGTGCTCTCAAGGCAGAGTACACCACTGAGCTTGCTCAGGACCTCAAGGCAATTCACGGACTCGATGCCGAGACCGAGCTTGCCAATATCCTGAGTGGTCAGATCCTCGCTGAGATCAACCGTGAGGTCCTCTCGTCGATCTATCGTACTGCTAAGCTCGGATGCCAGCAGAGTGATCTTGCTAGCATGGGAACCAGTGGTGGAACAGGTGGGTATAAATCGGTACCTGGTGGTGCCTATGATCTCACTGCCGACTCGGACGGTCGCTGGAGTGCTGAGAAGTTCAGAGGACTTCTCTTCCAGATCGAGCGTGAGTGCAACCAGATCTCCAAGGACACCCGTCGTGGTAAGGGTAACATCATCATCTGCTCGTCGGATATTGCCTCTGCTCTCGCCATGGGTGGATTCATGAACCTTAGCGGTGGTGATGCAGGAAACCTCAACGTCGATGACGCTGGGAACCTTCTTGCTGGTACCATCGGTGGTGGACGCATCAAGGTCTACGTTGACCCATACGCAACCTTCGATTTCGTTGCTTGTGGTTACCGTGGATCGTCCGCTTACGACGCAGGTATGTTCTACTGCCCATAC